CCATATTTTGTTCCTCTTTGAAAAGTGGTTGGGTTGGTTTTGGGTCGTTGCCTGAAGAGATAGACTGGATATTATTTACTATTTGCGCTGCTTTCTGAGCACCATCTAAAATGGTATCCAATATATTTTTTTGCTCAGTCGCCTGGCTTCTCGCAATTTCTTTCGAAAGTTCTAACATAGATAATAGTTCTCCTAGCGACATGTCCATGAATATTGTATATACAGTATTATCACGATATTGAGAAAGGGAATTTATGAAAGTATTCTACATTTTACGAGCAGGGGTCGAAAAAATCCGCAAGAAGCTTTGTCCCCACAGATGGGCATACAAAAAAACCGTAACACTCATAGGACGCAGATATGCCGAATATGTTTGCGTAAAATGCGGCAAGTCTGGACATCTACGCTATGATCACGATTATGAAATTAAAAATGTAGGATAATGAAAATGGAAACATATATGTACTGGTATATTTTTGGAATGACTAATGGCGTCGCATGGGGAGCTCTAATCCTGGCGGCTATTTTGTACATCGTTGGAAAAAATAGGAAAAGTTAATGAGCACAGAGATTATGCTACTCCTAAGCTTCATTATGAGCTTTTTTGTGAGCGCAGCAATATGTAAACTGCTATCTAATCCAAGGAAAAAGAGAGCTCCAGACTACAACGGATATGACGCTAAAATAGATAAGTTTTTTTGTCCCCAGTGCGGCCGTGAGATCACTATGGCCGCTACTTTTTTTGAAGTTTGCCCTTTTTGCAGAGATTCTTATTGACACTAATGTCAAAGATAGATACAACTCTTTTTGACAACAACGTCAATTTTTAAGGAGCAAAAAATGGTACCCTACGAAGTAAAACAAGAGTTAAAAAAATACGCTGGCTTCCCACAAGTTACTGCAAATTGGAATGAAAAAACAAAAAGGTGGGGATTCCTATCATATGACTACAAAAAAGGATCCTCGTGGGTTGGCTGGATGTTAACAGCAAGTAAAGCACCAAATTAAAGAGAGGCATATGTTAGAATCATATCATTCACAAGACTGCGATATTTGCGGCAATAATGGGCCATGCTTTTATTGCGGCAAGAGAAACGTCGATGCAACAGAGGTTAAAGTCTTATCAATCATGGACGTTATTCAGCGACCACATGTCATGGTTGCTGTTGATATGACTAACGATGGTCATATCAAGACACACAAAATCACCAAAGAACAGATCGCAGATATCGGGGAAGCATACTGTAAGGAAGTTATAAACCTCACTCCTTTTGAGACGGTTTGGGGTATCCCTGACATGCCAGTTTCAAAGTTATTTGATATCAAAGTTGATGACATCAAAAAGACAAAAACACTCGTTAGCTTAAACGGAATATCAACAATTTACATTGGACTTATATATGACAATATCGCATGAACAAGAGCTACTTAATGATGTTTTGAGGTATAGAGATGTGAAAATACTAGCTCAAATCCTAAGGGTAGCAAAAAAATCAATCTATCGGTGGATCGACGGCGAGTGTAAGCCACACACCGAGTCATACAAAAAACTATTAGAATTGAAGGTGGCAGATGTTGAGAAAAATCGAACAGCCAGGAGGCCCTGATGGGGCTATGTACCTGGTCGCATTTATAGTAGTTATCATGCTTATACTCAGCGGATTTTTTGCGGGATGGGTTGTCTCAGACTATTTGCGTAAGGAAAAGGTGTGCGAAAATGGAGTTTTAAGACAAAGATAATGAAGACAAAGAGAATGTAAAGGAAATCATAGAATTTTTGATAGAAGAATTAAGTTGGATGAAAATTCAGCTTGAAGAGATGAGAGAAAAGGGGCGGAAATGAAATTCGGTGGTATAAAATTGCTATGTGAAAAATGTAGTCAACTATCTGGAACTAACGACTTTGAGTTTAACGATGTAACTTATGATGCTACATGTCCACTTTGTGGCCAAGTATCAGATAGAAGAGATTTATGGGTGGTACTAAGTGAATAATAACTGGAGAAAAATGATCAAAGATGTTCTTCCTGTTGGTGAAACAATAATAGCTTGCACAATCAGTGATGAAGGGCTCGATCGAGAATTTGATGATGGTTACGGTGGGTCAGAGGGAGCTCCGTTTACGGCTTGGAGTGAGAATTGGGTCTTCTTTCCGATCTGTTACGATGGTGCTGAGTGGGTAGGAAGAGCTCCAAGGAATCCATGCGATACAAGCATGTCACACCAGGGTGGTCAGTAAATGAGTAACACAATATTTATGATTGGCGCAATTGTGGTCAAGGGCGATATCCCATGGCTAACGATCTGTTCACTAGTGGCTGTTGGTGTGGTTGCGGATATCGTGTCGATGATGAAGCTAAAACTTGTGAGAAAGCACTAAGGACAAGACGACTCATAGTCAACTTCGATAAATGAAAAGTCTTTTGGCATTACGATGTTGTTAGTTAAACCACCGTAATATGCAATAAAGAAAGCATCTATTACACCATTATGCTTATTTTTAATCGTGCCGAAACCAGGGTTCATGCGAATGAAGCTTGCTTTGGAGTGCTCTTTTCCAACGACTCCTTTTGACTTGCCGTTAACTTTCCTTTGCCAAGCTTGCGGCGACACGAGTTCGTGTGGGTACTTCTGCAAAAAAAGAAGGAGCTGATAGAAGTAACCGCCAAAGTTAAAGTTGTTCTTGGTTCCCCAGACGGACATACCATGCACTTTCTCGATGTAGGTATAGTATGCTTCTGAGAAGCGAAAGCATGACTTTAGTATGTCTGCATTTAGTATGTTGTCTTCTCTAAATGGGAGGGCCATCCAACGCACCAGTTTAAATTCAAGATCAATCTCTGCTATGGCTCCAGTCCGACCTGGGTCAATTCCTATCAGCTTCATCACGTTTTTCCTTTATTTTATAAGCGAGCTGTCTTTTACGGTTTAAGTCAAAAGCACTTAATCCAACAAATTGATTATAAATTTTATAGTCTCTTAAATGTCCTAGCACCAAGTGACAATAGTTGCAAAGCGTTATTAGATTTGATGGGTTAAGTTCACGATCGGGATCAACATCAAACGGAATGATATGGTGAACTTCAAGCTTTTTTGTGCTTTCACAAGCCTCACAGCGGCCGTTAGTTTTCAAGTGCTTAGCTCTTACACCTCTCCATTTTGAGCTTCTACCCTGGAGTTTAAACTTTATATAGTTAAGCATTGATACCCCACAGGTTATTAGGCATTGGAATAATATCGCCGTGGTTCTGCTTAGGCATACCTGGCTCGATGAGAGCTCCCATCATGGGTGTCGATAGAATCGTTAGGCCTCGTGAGCATTCGGGGCATTGGTAAAAAATTTTAAACTCACAACTATCTCTGAAAATTGACAGCGCTCGGTCGCAATATGGGCAGAATCCTGTGATCCAGTAGTCTCTGATTTCAGTCATGTCTATACCTCTAAATTATCAAGTGATATAATTACTTTATAAACAAACCGCAGGGGATAGCAATGACGAGAAAAAAAGCGTTAACTATTTGCCGGTCTGTGCGAGCTAAAACAATCTGGGCTATGGACTTTGATTATTTGCCACAGCTCAATGACGAACAGATCGGATTCCTAGCGGATTTTTGCAACTTTTACTACCATGGTTCACCCCATAAAGTTGAAAGCTTGCAAATTACCCAAAAGCTAAGAAAAGAGTCTTATAATCGTAATAATAAAGCAGAAAGTGATATTTACACGAAGTTTAAGAAAGAAGGGGAAGAGCTGGCAGATAGTATGCCTGATTTTTATGATGAAGATTATATCATTGAGTTTATTGACAAAAAGTATATATAAACAATAACATGATATTGTCTATATATAATTTTGAGGTGTTTTATGTCAGAACAAGAAGCTCAAGTAGAAGCTCCAAAAGCAAAACTATCAACAATGCTACGTTCTATAAGCCAGCTTTTGATGTCGGGTTCGTTTCCTGGTACACATGCTCAGATTATAGTGCAAAGTATCGGCGTACTTGAAGTTTTAGCTACTTCAGAAGAGAAAAAAGAAGCGGAAAGAGAAGAAGTAAAGCTTGAAGTTGTGAAAGAGGAGGCTGTCTATGTCGAAGACGGAGTTTAAAGCTGGAGGGTCTGCGAAACATAAGCTTGATAAACCTTCAAGAGTGGTTCCCGCTTTCTCTGTGATAAGAGTCGCCGGTGGTTGGGCTTTTGTGAGATTGATGGTGGATCAAGACTATAATGTATTATCTGCTGAAGTATCTCAGCCAGATACCAAACCCATCATCACGGAACGCTTTCGTATTGAGGTGGGCAAATACTGGGGAACGCTTGATGAGCAAACTATATAAGCTCCGGCTGACAGATGAAAACGGCGTTATGTCTTTGACGAACGTCTCTCTCATTGCGTCAGTGCTCAGAGCTACGCTTATGCCACACGCTACTTTCGTGGAATTCACGCTGGTAGCTGTGTGCTTAGCGTCGTATCAATTCAAAAGATGGTTACAATCTCGGCAGACAAACGAGCAGAAATTCGAACAAAGAATCGTCTCTGTTGAGAATGCGCTTAATCTAATTAAGTCGGCTATTACATTGAAAAGATAGGCCAATTAAGTAGGGGAAAAAATGGCTACTAAAAAGAAAGATGGAGCGAGAGGGATGGGTAGGCCTAAGGGCTCAATCAATCGCGTTTCACTGGCTCTTAAAGACAGCCTCGAAGAAAAGGGCTTCGACATTGTACAGAAGCTTGTTGATCTTTATAAAAACGGCGACTTTGACGATAAAGACAGAACAAGAATACTCTTTAGACTCATGGAATATACACATCCAAAACTTAAAGAGAGAGAAGTAACCGTCGGCGGTGAGGTGGTTGATACTCCAACGCCTGTACATATAACGCTTGGCGATCTGATTAAGGTCGCAAGAGATGATAACTAAGGCACAGGCCAGGGCGTATCTTTGGACTCACGGTGATCTACAGTACAAACTGTGGGAACAGCAAGAAATCATATATCAAACAATCAGGAAACTTCCACGCAATGTACAGATCGTGGTTGTGCTTTGCTCGAGACAGTTTGGGAAGTCTGTGCTCGGTACGATCCTTGCAACAGAAGACTGTCTTCGCAATCCCGATGTTGTCGTGATGATAATCGGACCCACTATCAAGCAAACGAGGTCTATTGTCAGACCACGAATGAAGCTCATCACAAGAGATGCACCAGAAGGGCTTATCAGGACAGTGAAAAGTGAGGACACTTGGTACTTTTCCAACGGCGCCGAGCTCAAACTTGGTGGGTTCGATACTAACGCCGGCTCAGAGCGTGGAAAAACGCTCTATAAAGTTTACATTGAAGAGATTGTCGACTCAGATCCCGATGGCTACCTTGAGTTTTTGCGCTCTGACTTGGGTCCAGCGCTTACTCACAGCAAGCATAGCCAGATCATCTATTTGACGACACTTCCAAAGATCCCCGATCATCCATTTTGCCTTGAAACTGTGCCAACAGCAGAAGAGAATAACGCTTTCTTCAAATTTACGATCAAGGACAACAAGAAGCTCGATCAAGATCAGTACGACGCTTGCGTGAGGATGTGTGGCGGAGAGCACACAGCAGACTTCAAGCGAGAGTACATGTGTGAGCAGATCAGAGACTCGACAATCATCCTGTGTCCAGAGTTTGACGACAAAATACATGTGATGGATATAGTGCTACCGGAATACTGTTCATTGTGGATAGGAGGAGATGTTGGAGGAATCAGAGATAAGTCCGTATTTTTGCTTATGGCATATGACTTTCCACGAAACAAAATATTGGTACTTGATGAGAGAGCGTACAACCCTGATACCGGCTCAGCTATCATGGTTGCAGGTGCGACAAACATGGAGCAACAGTATCAGATTCCAGGAAAAATCAAACTCATGGCGAGGTATGTGGATTCGGACGGACAGCTTAGGGTGGATTTTATGCAACAACATAGTTATCCGGTTGCGCTTCCGAGGAAGGATGAGCTCGAGGCCACAGTTAATCAGGTGCGTGTGGCCGTCGCCAGAGGAGAGGTCGAGATATCACCAAACTGTAAGCTACTTATACGAACGCTGCGTTCCGGTACTTTCAACAACACTCGAACCGACCTCGATCGCACGCAGACGCTAGGCCATATGGACGCTTTCATGGCTATGGCTTACGGTATCAGACACGCCGTCAAAAACAACCCTTTTCCGCTTTACAACGGAGCAAATCCAAGTACACACTATATTGATACAAGCAACCCAGACATGACAAAATCGGCTAAAACATTTTTATCAATCTTTAAGGTATAAATATGAGAGATTTTAACTCGTTTAACGACAAAGTTTATTTTGCAGCGGCTCCCATTGATGAGATAGGCGATAGGCTATCGGGCAAAGTATCAGACTACTATCAATATCTGACAAGCTCAGCGCTAGTGGATCTGTGGCGGCGCTCTTATTATAGTTATTACGGTCTAATGGAAGACACGGCTCTTACTGGCTTTGGCATTTTTGCTATCGGAAGGATCAGAGCTTCGGGTCAAGAGGGTGAAGTAGCAAGCATCAAGGTCAACCACTATCGTAACCTTTTAACTCACATGCTCGTGCTTACCACAAACGAGAAGCAAGCGCTTAAAACGAGAGCTGTCAACAGTGACTCGGACTCGCTTGCAGCGGCTTACTTGGGCGATGGCCTGATAGAGTATTATTTTAGGGAAAAAGCTATCGACGCTGAGAACAAGGACGCAGTTGAGACGGCTTTGATATTCGGTGAGGCCTATGAGCGGCTCGATTGGGATCACTCGCTTGGCAATGATATCGGCGTGGGTCCAGACGGCGCCGCAATGAAGGAAGGTGACGTCACTGTAAAAGTTTACACTCCGTTTGACATCATTCGAGATGTAACCGACGTGACAAACAATTTGAACTGGCATATCTGTCATGACTGCAAGAATCGGTTTGATCTTGCTATCAAATATCCTTCCGTAGCAGAAGACATTCTCAACATCTCAACAGATATTACAAGCGGCCGGCGCTATGTAGATCCTACTAAGATCATTCCAGCGGCGGGAGTCGGCACGAAGCACACGGATTTGATCGATGTTTATGAGTTCTATCACAAGAAAACACCAGCGGTTCCCGATGGCCGTTACACCATCTTTTTGCAAGATGGAACTGTGCTTTTCGATGGTCCTATGCCTTTTGAAAAATACCCCATTGTGAGGATCGCAGGAGCTAACATCAAAGGAACTTCGTTTGGCTACACGATTGGCTTTGACATTCTAGGCATCCAGTCGATGGTTGATAAGCTTTACTCTGTGGTGTGCTCCAACCAGCTTGCAGCAGGAATGCAGAACTTCTGGCAGCCACCAGGTAACGGCTGCACAAGAGTACAAATTGCTGGCGGTCTTAACCTTATTGAGTCAGTTATCAAGCCTGAAGTGCTCGAGATGCTATCGACTCCTCCAGAGATATTCTCATTCATTGAAAAGCTCGAGCGGATCATGGAGATGCTTGTCGGTATATCATCGGTCAATCGTGGTGAGACTCCAGAGAACTTGAAGTCTGGTACGGCTCTTGCTTATGTGGCATCACAGGCGATCACTTTCAGCTCTGGGCTCCAGCGCTCTTATGTGAACTTGCAGCAAGATATCGGAACATGTCTTCTTTACATACTTAAGGACTTTGTGCCAATCGAAAGGCAAGCAGTAATAGCAGGTCAGTTCAACCGGCCGATGCTTACAAGCTACACGGGCGACAAGCTCAATAAGATCGATAAAGTTGTGGTGGAAGCGACAAGCGCTCTGTCTAAAACTCAGGCAGGAAAGATCCAGATTGCACAGGATCTCTTGCAGTCGGGCCTTATTCGCAGCACACGAGAATATCTCAACGTGATAACCACAGGACAGATCGACACCATGTGGGAATCTGAGATGAGCGAGATTATGCTCGTTAAAGCGGAAAACGAAGACCTTCGAGCTGGCAAGACGGTAACTGCGCTGGCATGTGATGATCACAAACTGCACTGGCTCGAGCATAGAGCGATCTTGGGCAATCCCGAAGCTCGAAATAATCCACAGCTGATTCAAACTACACTTACTCACATGGTGGAACACCAGCAGATGGCAATGCAGCTTCAGATCGAAAACCCACAGCTTCTAGCGTGGATGGGCGAAACTCCTATGCCTATGCCTATGCAAGCTCCGCAGCAAATGGGCGCAATGGTTAATCCACAAAACCCAGTTGAAAAACAGGCTGAAAATGTTAACGCTCCCGCGGCTCCAAACATGCCTAAAAACGCAGATATGGAGACAAGAGGAGCTTATGAGAAGCAGCAAGCTACACAACAACAGCAATAAGGAATAAACATGGAAAACGTGACTACAGAACAAACCGGCGGCGAGATTGAAACCAGCGGAGATTCTGAGCTTAGTGTGCCAGCGGGAATGAATCCCGCCTACGCTAAGGCAAACGCAAAAAAAGCAGCAGCTAAGACAGCTCCAGAGCCAGAAGTGACAGAAGTCGAGGAGAAGGCGACAGAGCAAGAAAAGAAGGTAGAGGCAGCGCTTAAAAAGCTCAAGATCAAGGGCAGAGAAGTTGAAGTAGACGACAGCAAGTATCATGAGTTTGCGCAGAAAGGTGCGGCAGCTACCGAGACTTGGCAGGAAGCAGCAAAGATGAAAAGGGATGCAGAAGCTTTTCTTCATGAGCTCAAGACTAACCCGCTTAAGGTGCTTCGAGATCCTAACCTTGGGGTCGACTTTCGAAAGATTGCCGAAGAGGCCATATGGGAACAGATGCAAGAAGAGTCTCTTTCTCCTGAACAGATCGAGCAGAGAAAACGAGACGCAGAGCTTGAAGAGTACCGAGCTGAAAAAGAGGCCAAGAAGAAAGCATACGAAGAGCAAAAGATGAGCGAGCTTGATCAGCACTACTCAGCAGACTACGACAAGCGGATCACGGCCGCTCTTCACACAGCTGGACTGCCTCGCACCACTGGTACAGTTCGGCGCATTACCGACTACATGCTTAATGATGTCCGTAACGGCGTTGAAAGGGATATGGCTGACTACCTTGAGCATGTGCGCCAAGACTATATGGCAGACTTCGCAGAGTTCTTTGATGCTACCGACGGCGAAAAGCTCAGTAAGTTCCTTGGCGATAAAAACCTCAAGAAAGTGAGAGAGTCAGACCTTAAAAAGATGAAGACGACTACTCCGCAACAAGGGCATACCTTTGTGCCAGGAAAAGGCATGGTATCCAAGCCAGCTAAGAAGCTTGGCGGCGAAGACTGGGTCAAACAGATCCGTAAAGAGATGCTCGGCAAGTAATTCTTCTCATCCCACACATAAAATTAACCATACCTATTGGAAGCAAACGGGCTCTCAGTAGGCTCCTTCTATGGACAACCGACAAGACAACCTCAATAGCATAATTCCAAAACAAAAGTTTATAAAACATCAATTATTATTTTATTAGAGGTTAATTATGGCCGGTGAGAATACACTTACAAGTTTAAATACACAGTTCAAATATATCCAAGACAAAGCGCAAACTTTGCTCCCTCAAAACTCCGTCTTAATGACGCTCATTCCAGAAATTACAGAGGCGACTAAGGAGGGTCGCAAGTATCTGGTTCCAGTCCAACTTTCGCATGAAAACGGTATAACATACGGAGATGGTTCAGTTTTTGCCTTGAACAGCGCAAGTGCTGCTGCTTACGACGAGGTGGAAGTCGACGCCCAGCCAGTTATTTTGCTGACTCAAATTTCCGAGTCTGTTGCGAACAGAATGGCCAATTCGAAGCAAAGTTTTATCACGGAATCAACTTTACGTGCCAGGGTGATGTATGAATCTTTGGCGCGGTATCTTGAAATCTCCATGCTCTATGGCAAGTCCACAACCGGCTGGGGTACAGCTCTTTCAACTGCTCAAACTGGCTCAACCGTAGTCAACACAATAGTTATTGATGTTGCTCAGTGGTCTGGTGGTATCTGGGGTGGCGCCGTTGGTTCTGTTCTTGAAGCTTATCAAAACGCCAGTGGAACAATCACAAAGATTGCTGACACTGTAAACACAACTTGCACAGTGACCAAAGTTGTTGCTTCTACTCGCACAATCACTCTTAGCTGTGCCAGTGCAGCTCTTTCAGCAGCAATTGATACTGCAAAAGCTTCTTACACAGTATTTTTTGTTCCTAAAGGTGCTTATGAAAACGATATGGTAGGACTCGACTATCAGATCACTGGCGGCGCCGCTTATTTTGGTATCGATCCTACAGTTTACCCACTGTGGCAAGGTCAAACCTATGCTTGCGGTAGCGCTTCGCTAACCATGGCTAAGGTTCTTTCCGGTGCTGCTTTAGCGGTATCTGTTGGCGGTCTGAATGATGATGCTGTTGTGATGGTATCTGCTAAAACTTACCAAAACCTGAACTCTGACCAGGCGGCTCTTAGAATGTATGACTCTTCGTACTCTTCTAAAGAAGCTGACAACGGAGCAGAAGGAATTGTTTACGCAGGACCAAACGGCAAGTTGACTGTCATGGTTAACAACGTCGTTAAAGAAGGTGAAGCTTTCTTGATTCCTCCCAAGTATCTTTCTCGTGTGGGTGCTAAGGAACTTAGCTTCCAAAGACCTGGCAAGACAGACGAGTTTTTCCAAGAAATTCCAGGGTATGCAGGGTACTCCCTTCGTGCCGGCGCGGAATTCGCAGTGCTCTTATCAAGACCTGCAATGGCCGTGAAGTTTACTGGAATCGTTAACTCTTAATCGCTTTCCATGTTGAGCGGGGGTAAGCCTCCGCTCTTTTTTCATTAAAGGAATAAATATATGACAGCTTCATTGAACATAACGGTCAATGCCTCGAGAGCTGAGCTGAACGATTATATTCGTTCTTCGACAGATCCCAGAGGCGAGTGCGTAGCGCTAGAAACACTGTTTAGAAGACTTGCTTCTGGAACAATCAGCGGCAACGTAATTGCACAAAAAGCAGCAGTAGCAGCAGTTCGCGCAAGCGGCACTGTAACTCTTGTTTACTCCGATCTTGCAGCAAACGACACAGTAACCGTGGCTGGTATCACTCTGACTTGTGTAACCGGAACGCCGAACACTGTGCAGTTTAAAAAAGTAACCGACGCAACAGTAACCGCCGCAAACCTTGCAGCAGCAATAAATGCACTGGCAACAGTGAATATTTATGTCAGTGCAACAAGCGCTCTTGGTGTTGTAACTGTTACAGCTAATCAGTCTGGTGTTGTGGGTAACCTTATTACTCTTGCTAAGAACGCAGCGACACCAGGCGGCATCGCAGTAAGCGGCACAGCACTTGCTGGCGGCACAGGCGGCGCTAACTCTGCTCCCGTAACTTACTCACGAGGTTTATAAGGAGGTTTTATGCTGATAACACGGAATGAAACTCTTATTGACGAGCAGGTTTATACAAGTGCAGCAACAGTAAACTTCTCGATGAACGACTTCGATCAAGGGTCGGTTCATCTTGTTTGTGTTGATGCTACTCCAGTGGCAAAAGAATTTACCGATACAGATGTTACTGTTTTGGCTAACACAGTTACCATTGCAGCACATGGGTTTTTCACTGGCTTAAAAGTGGTGACAACGACTTCTGGCGCAGCTCCAGGCGGCTTGGCAGCAGGAACTTATTATCTAATTGTGGTTAACGCTACAACTATAAAATTTGCGACTTCTTTGGCTTATGCCTTAGCGGGAACTGCTGTTGATATCACTACAGCTGGCGGCGTGGGTGACACACAAACAATTACACCAGCAGTACTTGGTACCTGTGCAATTGATCTGTATGGCTCTAACACTGACACAGACTTTGTAACGCTTAGTGTTGGAACTGGAAACTTCACAGCTGGAACGCTGAAACTTCTTCCAATCGTGGACAAGTTTTACAAAAACTTACAGCTTGTTATGACAGTACCAGCCGGTGCTTTGAAAGTTACAGCTACAGTTTACGGCAAACAATATTAACCCAAGCGGGGATTTTATATGTCAACCAATATAGTTTATAACGGAATCGTCTATACTATCCCCGCGACTAATGATGTCGCTTGGGGAGACGAAGTTACTCGGTTTTTAACCGCAATACCTACCGGAATGCTAACTAAGACAGGAGGAGCTTGGGTTTTAACCGGCTCGGATCTTGACCTTGGTGATACATACGGACTAGCAGCCTTATATTTTAAATCACGCTCAGCAGCTATTGCTTCAACTGGCATACTAAGGCTTGCTAGGGCAGATGTGCTTGCTTGGCGCAATACAGCGGATGGTGATGATCTTGCTCTATCTGTGAACGCTTCTGACAGACTTCTTTGGGATTCTATCGAGCTTGTGGATCTCTCGACAGTTCAGATTTTAACCAACAAAGTGATCAACGCACCTGATAACACAATCATGGCGATCAAGGATGTCAATATTGCTCCAGACGCAGCAATATTGTACTCAAAGCTTCTTGTTAGTCCTGCAGAGATCCCATGGACGGCGGTTGATACCGTATTAAAGATAAAAGACTCTGATATCGCTCCAGATGCAGCAATTGCCGGATCTAAGATTGATGGTGACTTTGGTAGCACAGCAATCATCACAGCCGGTGGGCTCAGCCTTGGAACTACCTTCCATGTTACCCTTAAAGGCGATCCAAGCGAAGATTACGACTTTGAGTTTCCAGCAACCGACGGCACCACCGGACAGGCGCTTGCAAAATCAGCTGGCGGCGAGCTCGAGTGGGTATCGATTCCAGGCTTAGGATTGAATGATAACCACGTATTAGTTGGTAATTCATCAAACTTACCCTTTGCATTAGATACTTCTTCTGTTGGCGACATCTTGGGTGATGAAGCCACAGGATTAACAATAAAAGCTTTAGCAATAACCAACGCAATGATTAACGCTTCGGCGGGAATAGCATTCTCCAAACTCGAGGCTTTACCGCTTCCATTATCAGGGGGAACACTTACCGGACTTGTTAATCTCGATAACGAGGGTGTGAAGTTTGATACAACCGGCACTTCAGCGACTCCAGCTGTGGGCCAGCTTTATTACGACACAACCTACAAGAGTATGGCTTTTAAAGAGAGCACCGACACAGTGCTTCAGATCGGTAGAGAGCTCTATCTATACGCTAAGAACAACACTGGTTCAATTATTCCTGATGGCTCACTTGTTTACATAAACTCAGCGGTTCCCGACTTTCCTACAGTCGCCTTAGCTAGGGCAGACGCCGAAGCAACAAGCCATGGAACTATCGGTATGACTACCGAAGCTATTTCAATTGGCGGCTTTGGGCGAGTAACTACATTCGGTGTAGTTAATGGCGTGACGACAAACGTAGAATCTGACACAAGCTCGGGTCTTGTTGTGGCCGATGCAACCGATATCTATCTCTCTGCTGTACAAGCTGGAAAATGGGTAAAAACCGCTCCAATTGCTCCTAACCATGTTGTAAAACTTGGTATGGTGCAAAATGCTGGAGCTGGAGCTTCTGGCTCTGTGTTTATAAATGTAGACACAGGAAACGAGCTTGACCAGCTTCATGACGTGAGAATAACAAGCATAGCAAACAGAGACACGCTTGAGTACGACTCCTCGGCTGGATACTGGAAAAACAGGACTGATGTTAAGCAGTACACCAAAGAAGAAACTGGCTTTGTCAATCCAGCTGTAATTGCATTTAACTACGATAAAACTACTAGAAAAATAACTCTCAGCCATGCATCTGCTATAATTTATATGTACCAAGGAAAAGCAACAAGTCTTGGGACAAGCTATCTTACTACGGCTCATGGCACAGACTTAGACAAGAAGTATTTTTTATACTTTAATAGCGCCGGCGCCGAAGAGTGGTTCGAGTCTTTCCAAGGGTTCGACTACGGCGTTTATGTTGCTCAAGTTAATTACGGCACTGTTCATAAATTTTGTGTCAGAGAATGCCATGGACTTATGCAATGGCAGGTGTGGGAAGAGTTCCACAGAACTGTGGGAACATATATAGTAAGCGGCGGTCTTGTTCCAGCGGCGAGCTGGACAGCTAACACATATACAACCGTGGCGGTAACTCCTGCAATTGAGGAGTCAGTGATAGCCGACGAGGACTTGCAAACAACAGTTCCAGCGCTAACCGATGGATCAACTTATACTAGGCTCCATTTTGACTCTGGCTTGGCGGTGCTAACACCAGGAAGTGCTCTTCCTTTTCCTAACGATGGAACAAACATTCAGTACAACCAGAATCCAAGCTCTGGCACAGCTCTGACGGCGATCACAACTAACGCAAGGTTTGTGAACGTATATTGTGTTCATGTACCGGCGGCGGCCGATGCTGACTCGCAGGTTTATAGACATCTATTTCTTACCGGACAGCAAGTTTATTCAACTCTTGCAGCGGCGCAGGGCGAGGACTTTAGAACTATCGTTACAGGCGACTTAGCGATGTCGTTCCCTGAGTTTATTCCCTATGCAAGAATCACTTACGACAGGCAAACAGCTGGCGGATCTGGAACAACATTTAACGCAATGATACCTACCGGCGGCGTAAGCTACTTAGTGGGTAACAAAGCGGCGCTTGCTTCGGTCTCAGGCTTTACGCCGACAGATCATAACACACTAACAGGCAGATCCGACGCAGACTCTCACCCCGCTTCGGCGATCACCGGAACTGCGGTAACTCTTGCTGGAGCTGAAGAGCTAACCAACAAAACACTGACTGAAAGTATCATCAATAACTTCGCTGCTTTTAATCACGAGACAACGCCGGCGGCGGCTGCTGCTGGAACGCTGAGAGCTTACGCCAAAAACGACAACAAGCTTTACACCATGAACCCAGCTGGTGTTGAAGTCGTAGTCGGATCTGGCTCTGGAGTAAGTAGCGAGATAAATTACATTGCAAACTTTAACTTTGGTGAGACTGGCAACGGCGCAGTTCCTACAGGCTGGGCAGTTTATGCCGATGCTGCTGCTGCTACTCCAGTGGACGGTACTGGTGGATCTCCAACAGTAACCTTCACAGCTTCAACAAGTTCACCGATTAGAGGTCTTGTCTCTGCTGTGCTGACCAAAGATGCAGCAAACAGACAGGGCGAGGGTGCATCTTACGCTTTCACGATTGACGCCGTTGATAAGAGTAAAAAGCTTGGTATCAACTTTGATATCACGCCAAGCGCAAACTATGTCTCTGGTGACTGTAGAGTTTATGTTTATGACGTGACAAACAGTGCGCTTTTAACTCCAGCAGCAACCTCGATACCTAACGCAATCGGCACTTTTACCACAAGCTTTGATCTGACTGCTGGCACGAGTTACCGCTTCATTCTGCATGTGGCGAGCACGAACGCAGCAGCTTACACACTAAAGATTGATAACGTGAGTGTTGGGTACAAGCCTACTCCACAGGGTGCGGTTGTTGGTGAGTGGATGGTTTGCACTATGACAACCAATAATGTTGCCGCTACTGTGACTTCTAAATATAGGCGTGTTGGTGATTCAGCTCAATTCAATGTACGAATATTGGCAACGGGCGATGCGACAGGGATAGTTTCATTAAATTATCCTACGGGCATGACATTGGATACAACAAAGGTAGGCAGTTCAATTTATTCAGCTTTAGGAAGCGGTCGCCTTATTGATATAAGTACTACCTTTAGTAATGTAATTACAGTTATTACCGGAAACAGCGCTACTTCAGTAAGTTTCACAATGAACGGCGTTGCAGACCAAGTTGGTACGTCTTCGCCATCAGGCGGGTTTGATAATACTGACTGGATAGATTGTGAATTCACCGTCCCCATCGCCGAATGGGCCGGCTCTGGCACTGTGAATCTAGCGCAGAACGATGTTGAGTATGCGAGTAATGACGGTAGCGCCGGAACTGCTGCTAATACAACGTATTCTACCGGAATGTCTTATGGTCCTTCTGGAAATAATTTTGTAGCAGTAAATAGTACAACTGGTGGAAGTCAACAAACTGCTTATAAAGTATCTTTTCAATCACCAAGACAACAAAGCGATATTATAAGCATCGAAGTAACAGATTCAACAGGGCAATATATTCCTATATCCAACAACTCAGAAGGGAATTTAAGAGCTTTTGTTGGAGAAAGTAACTGCGCTTATGGTATGTCTTGGAAAGCTCATGCTACAGAATCAAATAGTATATATGTTTTATTTGGAAACAAAGGAAGCGGTCCAATTTCTACAGTGTATGCAGATAACGGAACTGCGTGGTCAACACTAACAGCAAGGAAATGGCGAGTTCGCAAAGCATCGGCCGGCGCAGCAGTTGGGTTCGGCGCTGCTACTTCAACTAGCTCTGGGCTTGTTGATACTCAGGCACAGACTTTTGCGGGGGTGAAGACTTTTTCTGGTGGAGCTGCTATCAAAGCTATCACGGCGGCAACAGCAGCTGGTGACATTGGTGAATTAAAAACTTTTACCAATGTCTCAGCACTTCTAGCGCAAGCGTATAAAACTCATTATTACTGCGATTTGACCGTAGGGAGATGGTTGTTGACTGGAACAGTCGGTGGGTCAAATACTGTCAACTCCCTGTGGATTTCTCTAGTTTTGTCTGATGCAGCGGATTCTGGTACAGGAACATATTTAGGAGATATTCCTGGCAATGGAACGACCACCGGAATAGGTGGCCCTGTGTGTCAATATCTGTCTGTAACATCCGATAAGAGATATTACATTAATGCCTATAGAAATTCAGGTAATGAGACTTTTGGAAATGGCGGTCAGATTATCGCAATACGTTTACCCTAACCTTGGAGGACTAGATGCGATTATCAAATTCGTTCATCCTCAGCCTCTCAGGCATCATAGCTCTGCTGACCTTAGGGTTAGCTAAGGGTATTGACGTGAGTATGTCTCTATCCGGTGTGGTGTTAAGTTACGTCGGTTCGAGAGCTGGACAAAAAGGGGCAATGGTGTTTGCTTCTAGCAGGGATGCTAATTCAAATACAGATGAGATAATACGCAGTATAATGAACTAAATTAAATCGAAAGGAATCACATGTTTTTAGATGAAACACAAAAAAAATCCAAAACTAAGGCGCTTGAAGACTTAATCAGCAAGCTTGATGTCATGGACGGCGAGAAAATCGACAAGTCCAAAAAGCCTGTTGTCGCTGAGATGTCAGTTACAGCTATCAAGCCAGAAGGCGAAGAAAACGAGCTTGAAGAGTATATGGGCAAAGCTGGACACGAGGGTGTTGAGGCAGCAGAGGAAAAATTGTTCCCAGCTGAGGAAGCAAGTGAAGAACAGGCAATGATTTCTCCCGAAGAAAAAGCTAAAATAGAAGAACTTTATCAAAGATATTGCAAATAAGGGGTCTTTATGACTGCTTACACAACAACGGACTTAATTAAGTCCGTGAGAGTCAGGGGAATGTTACCCGATGCTTCAGAGGGATCTTGGTCAGCAGAGAATATTTTGCTGCTAGCTTCCGAAGAGCTTCGTCTTAATATCATTCCTTTGATCCTTTCTGTGCGTGAAAAATATTATGAGACTTTTGTCGATGTTAACATGATAGCAGGGCAGTCGATCTATCAGATCCCATCACGGGCCTCTGGTGGTCTTTTGACTATGGTTCAGTACATCTTTAACCAAGCTGTAACTAACCTTGGTCCTGTGGATGCTTCGGCCGTATCGACAACCCATCAAGGGCTGTATCCAAGATCATTCTTCTTTGAAAACGATCACATTGTTATCTATCCGACGCCGACATCAAGCCAAGGTGTGCTTCGGCTCAGATATCCTCAGCGGCCGTCGCTACTCGAGCAGGTCGCAAACTGTGCTCAGATCACAGCTGTAGATCCAGTGCTTGAAACAGTTACAGTATCGGCTTATCCGAGCGCTTGGGCTCCCGCTATGACTGTGGATTTTATAAGCAACACTGTGCCATATACACCATACTGCTTGGACTATCCGATCAATGTTATCACGGCAAATAACTCTGACTTCACAATTAGCTTTGTGGATCTTCCTTACAACAGAGAGGGAGCTTTGCAGGTTAAGGTCGGAGACTGGCTTGCGCTTGCAGGATATACCCCGCTTCCTGAGATCATGAGCGAGTTTTTCCCGCTTCTAGCACAGGCGACAGTGGTTAAAGTTTTCGAAGCTACCGGCGATGAAAAAAACATGCAGCTTGCAGCGGCAAAGCTTAAATACTACTCGGATACTGCGATCAAGCTTATTACTCCAAGGGATCAGTACGGCAACAAAAAGATCAAGTCTGATTGGAGGAACTGGTAATGGCGCAATCGCTTCAAACGAAGATCAGAGGTCTTTACACGTTTCCCAACGACTTTAGCGGCGTACCTGAGGGGTCGCTTTCCAAGGCAGATAACATTGTGATAGACAGAGACTCTATCGCAGAGCCAAGGAAGGGTCTTACTTATCTTGGCACGACAACAGCAAGAGCTGACTTAGCGGCCGGCGAACAGTTTGAGAGAATATTTTTTTTTAAAAACACAGTTTTCGGGCTGACCTATAACTTTGCAACGGGTTTTAGATACCTTCAATACTTCGATTCGACAAGCGGCTGGCTTCATTGCGGGGGTTCAATTGGAGCAAACTTAAAGATAACTGCTTTTGGTTCCAATTATCCAAAAATAAGATCGCACCAAGATAGAAACAATCTCTATTTAACTTCAAACGGTGGCTTATTAAAGGTCGATACTCCAGCGGCTACGCCGGAATACATGGGTGTTCCTGAAGCTCTTCCGATAGTGTTTAACATGTTAAGCGCTACAGACGGCTGGCTTGTCAATGGATCGTCGGTAACTTACAGGTCGACGTGGGCCAGAAGGGACGCCAACGGCAATTGGACAGAGGGAGCTCCATCTTCGGCGCTTATTGTAAAAAATGGATCGGGCGTACTTTCTTCTGTGCTTTTAAACATCAACTACCCCACACTTTCTCAAGTGGGTGACGTGCTGCGACTTTACAGATCAAAGTCTTATGCAACAGGTAGCAACGACGAGCTTGTTCAGTGTTACGAAGAGCAGATAGTATCAGGCACTTTTTCAACCGTAACTGATATTGTTGAGGACGCTCTTTTGTCGGGAAAATACCTTTACACAAACGAGAATCAACAGACTATCTTTCTCGCTAATTATGAGCCGCCACTTGCTAAGGATATTGCAGCATATAGAGACTGTACTTTTCTTTCTAATATTCAGGAGAAGTCGACTTATACACTTCAAATCACCAAAACCGACACAGCGGCAAACTTTGGAGCTGTCGTTGCTGGCGACACCATAACCATAGGATATTCTGTAGTTGACGCACAAACATATACCGGAGTAACCGAAGCAACGTCGCCAGCAGCTCTACAGTTTAGAGTTTACACCACTGGAACTGTGGCAGAAGACAGCGCTAATACCTCAAAGGATCTGGTCAGAGCGATCAATGCTAATAATCAACTTTTACCAGCGGGGATATGGGCCACATATGAGCCAAACATCACCGCCGATCTTTTGGGATCTATCGTTATAAAAAGAATATCGTTTGAAGCGGCCGTTGATTTTTTTCTGGTGAACTCAAGTAAGAAACTTGCTTGGATTCCTCCGCTCCTTCCTTTTGGTCAAGTAGATAACAACTCAACTTCGAGCTATGATGTTCTTCCAAACGTCGTAGCATATAGCAAGCCACAAGAGCCAGAGAGCTTTCCTCTTTTATATCGCTTTCCGGTGGGTGCTTCGGATAACGCAATCCTAAGAATTCTTCCGCTCAGAGACTCGCTTTTTATCTTAAAAGAGAGCGGCGTCTGGAGGCTTTACGGCACAGATCCATCTAACTTCCAGGTAGCTCTGATGGATTCCACCGTGAATCTAATTGCTCCTGATACTGCTGTGGTACTTAATAACCAGATTTATGCTTTAACGACGCAGGGCGTGGTCACGATCAACGAAAACGGCGTGACCATTATCTCAAGGCCGATTGAAAAGGATCTGCTCGATCTATTAAACATCAATCCAACGAAGCTAAAAACTGAGTCTTTTGCTGTGGCACACGAGAGCCAGCGAGCCTATTACCTGTGGCTTCCTACCGGCGAAAACGACGTGTTTCCGACACAGTATTATCGTTACAACGTCATTACTAACAACTGGACTAGGGGAACACTTAGCGCAAAAATTGCTGGCGGCGTGAATCCCTACGACAACCTGATGTATCTATCAACTTACGCTCAGCCATGGATGGATGTTGAAAGAAATAGCGGCACAAGCTTCGACTATGCAGACTATGTATCGACTAATGCCATAAGCGCAGTCGCAGCAAAGACAATAACGATAGCTGGTGCGAGCTCACTTGTTGTGGGCCAGTCCATACTCCAGGATGATGTTTATCTTTCTACTTTTGTGGCCATGGGCGTGGGCGGTGGATTTGATGAAACCACAAATGTAATTACAAGAAACACACATGGCTATCATACCGGATTAAAAGTAGCGATATCAGGCACAGTCGGAACTCTTCCAACAGGTCTTGCGAATGGTTACTACTATGTGATTAGACTTAACGCTAATAGCTTCAGTTTGGCAGCAACCTATGCTCTGGCGATAGCCGGAACAGCTGTTAATTTCACAACTAACGGAACAACAGCTGAGTCGTGTCTATTCACTCCAGACAACAACGAAAAATGGGCGACAATAACAGCAGTCGGCACAACTACCGTGACAGTTGACTATGCGATACCTTTCAGGATAACCAACGCTATTGTTTCGGCGCCGATATCGACCAACATTAAGTGGAATCCCAACACTTTCCAGAATCCTGGCATCAATAAGCAGGTTCGAGAGGTCGCCTTGCTCTTTTTGTCGGACTTTTATGGATCTGGACAGGTATCTTTCAAAACCGACGTGTCGCAGACGACTAAATATGAGGCAGTAAGCGGCTCGGTAGCTGGTCCTTGGGGTCAGTTTCCTTGGGGTCTTGCTCCTTGGGGTGGTTTGTTGCGAAGAAGACCTATGAGGGTAGGGGTGCCAAGAATACACCAACGCTGCTCTTTCATCATCGTGGGCTTCCAACACGGAGTTTGCTTTTCACCGTGGGCGATTCAAGGCATATCGATGATTGGTAACAATATCAGCGAGAGAATTGGCAGCGAAGGAGGCGGCGGGATATGAGTAAGCTTCCACAAATAAGACGCCTTTTAGTTGAAGACTTTCTTGACCAAAAAGAGTGGATCGGCAACCTTTTTACACCACTAAATGTGTTCATGGACGGAGTCGTGGCATCGCTTACAAAAGGCATATCGATCAGAGATAACTGTGCTGGTGATATCATGACAATAACAACAACCAGGGTGCCTACGGTAGCTGAGCCAATAATTCTAGGATGGGATTATAGGCTTGGCACGCCAAAGTCGGTCCATATCGGCAATGTTGCGAGAGTGGACGGCAATACCTTTGCTTTAACCGCAACGCCAGGTGTGCAGTGGAATTATAGTTCCAAGGATGGAATTTTAATCACCAACATATTCGGTGTTGTGCCTAGTCAAGTCGATAAATTCTACATAACTTATGTTATTTTTGCGGGGTAAACATGGCAATTATTAAAGACGACGAGGAATCAAGAAGCAAGGAGCGGCCGGTCGGCGGCGGCACTTCCTACCTTGGCGGTGGGTATTCAGGCGGCGGTGGTGGCTCGAGCTCAAGTCCTAGCTACTCTCAAAGCGGCGGTGGCGGCGGTGCAGGTGGAAGCTTCACTAACTTGTCGTCTTATCTTTACGGCGGCGATGCACAGGGCCAGGAGCTCGGAGCAGGGCTTGCGGGTCAAGTCGATACCGCAGGGGAGCAAGCGACTAAAGACATCAATACCTTTGGCACGAATGCGCTTAGCGAGACATCAGCAAAAACTCCACAAGAAATGCCTGAAGACGTGACGGCATATGCTTCGTCAATTAATCCAGTTCCTCCTCCAGCGGCCGTAAAGTATTCAGGTCCAGGAGAGGCTACAAAATTTGCAGATTATGGCCAGGCGCAAAAGTCGGTTCAAGGTGTGCAGGAAAAACTAAGCAAAGAAAAAGGGCTAGGATCTTTCGAGGGTATTCAAACCATGCTCAAGGGCGGTAAGGGAGCTGATTACACTCAAGGTATGTCAATGTATGACACCATGTTTGCTAGAAAGGGCGGAAAAGATCAAATTGCAGGAGCTCAGCAAAAATGGTCAGGTATCGGCGATGCTTTAAAATCAAAAGAGGGTGACGTTAACAAAGCAATTGGCTTTGCTAATGATCAGGCTAACAATATCAATCAAGCTTGGACAGACGCTTACTCAACAGCGCAGAATAGAACCAACGCAATTCAGCAAGTAGCGGCCGGTCAGCCTGGAGCTGGAGCTGGTAACTATTCGAGTCCTGCACAGGTTCCCGTAAAAGCTCCGGTACAAGCTCCCGCACAAGTTCCAACTAAAACGCCAGCTACAAGAGGCAGCGACAAGCTTAATGCTTTTGATAATTTGCTTGTTAAGTCTCTTCCAAGATCAGAAACGATTTACACTTTGCCAGTTCCATCCGGAGCGAGCAGTAAAGAGTTAAGAGAGAGCGCT